GCCCAAGCGCTCTAAGGCCTCTCGGTTGCGCTCTGCCATTATCTGGTATTCGCGTGGCAGTGATTCGAAGTGTGCCAACACCTCATTAAAGACCGCGCGCTGCTCATCGGACATGAACAGCATTGCGCCAATCGAGGCCTTGAACGGGTTAACCGCAAGCATGGCACCTTGCCACGCTGCGGCCGCGAGCGTGTTGCTGCGCGGGCATTTGCTCAAGAGTTGGCCGCGATGTGCGCCGCGCGTGGCATACGCTGATGCCAGTGCGGCTTGTGCTGTCGCGGAAAGCTTGCTGTAGGTTGTCATGGTGTCTCCGTATGGTGTTTGTATTGGTATCTGTATGGTCATCATTACCAGAACGGTATTGATTGCGCAAGTGCAATGTTTATGGCTGAATAGTACCGCCATGCTTTGAGTGGTGCTAAAGCGCCCAGAATGGCTTGTGGTGATTGGCAGTAAGATTGGCAGGCGATTGGCGGAGTGTGCTTTGCCGTATGTGCACCTATCAATTGCTGCCAATCTTGTCTGGCCGGGTACTACGTAATAATTGGCAGTACCCGGCCAAGACAGAAGACAAGATCGGCGGCAATTGATTGGATCGGCGCACTAACGGCATCGGCGCCTTCCCCCCTCCCGCTCGATGGCAAGCTGAAAGCCAAAGGCCTAGGGTTGGCTGTGGGCGCGCGCGGCCGGCGCGAGCTCGGCAAGCCGGGCACCAGGTCGCGGCCATTCCCGGCCATGTCCGACACCTCGAGATCGCCGCCCTACGCAACGTAGGGCGCATGCTGGCGGAAGGCCTGTAATCCGGGGTATCGCCTCGAGACCTAGGCCGAGTGCCATACATCAGCCGATACATTGGGCCATACGCAATGGCCATAGAGCGCGCGTGTGCTGTGCGGCCGGCGCGACCACCCACGCGATCGGCGCCAGGCCCCCCGGCCCCCAAAAGGGGCGCCCTTCGTGCGCCCCATAGTGCTCCACAATTTTGTACCACCTCCCGGGCATTGCGGTAATTACGCACCCCAAATGTATGGGAATTTGTATTGTCCCGCTCGTGGTGGTATAGGCGAATTTTTCTGACCCAAATTGTGGGGGTCTGATGCCGACGTTGAGCAACACGGTCCGGAGCCATCGAGGGCGGTGGCTGCATCATCATCATGTTTGGGCGCGGTTGTTGGCGACGGGGGCGACGCCGCAGGAGGTTGCGCGTCAGTGTGGGACGACGACGGTCTTGGTGCAGCAGCAGATCAAGGACCAGCGGTTTGCGGATCTGATTGAGCACTATGTCGAGCAGTCTGGGACGCGGGATTTCAACACGCGGGTGATTGACATTGCGCTGCTGCACGTGAACTGGCGCGCGGGCTTACGTCTACAACAACACTTATTCGAGACGTGGGAGCGGATGGTGATCGCGGGCAAGCCTTTGCCTGCGGCCCAGGTTCTCCAGCACCTGCAGTTTCTGGCTGACCGGCTGGGTTATGAGGCCCCGGCGCCCGGCGCGGTGCAGACCCAGGTCAACGTGGAGGTGGGGGGCGGGCTGGCGCAGCAATTGGGGGCGGCGCGGCGCGAGCAGCAGTTCGGCAAGATCGTGAACAACATGGAGCGTCCGGTCGAGCCCAACCCGGTGCGCAAGTGGCTGCTGCCGAAGGATGAGCAGCACATGAACGGTGGTGAGGGAGAGCACTGATGCCGCTCGACCTCGCATGGGTTGCGTCATATGCGGGTCGGCCGATCGAGTTTGTGCAGGACATGTTCCCGTGGGGGCGGGGCGAGTTGGAGGGCCGGGCTGGACCTTGGCCCTGGCAGCTGCGGGTGCTGCAGCACATTCAGCGGGAACTGGCGAACGGCAAGGGTTTTCCCAACGCGGTCGAGGGCGCGATCCGGCTGGCGCGGTCCTCCGGCCACGGGGTGGGCAAATCGACCCTGGTGGCGTGGATCATCCTGTGGGCGATGTCGACCTGCGAGGACTGTCGCGGGATGGTCACCGCCAACACCAAGAACCAGTTGGAGACCAAGACCCGGGCGGAGCTCGCGAAGTGGCACCGGCTGTGCGCCTGCGGCGAGATGTTCAAGCTCGCGGCGACGGCGCTGCTGAGTGTCGACGAAGACCACGAGATGACGTGGCGTTTCGATTTCATTCCCTGGACCGAGAACAACCCGGAGGCGTTCGCGGGCCTGCACAACAAGGGCAAGCGCATCCTGCTGATCTTCGACGAGGCCTCGGCGATCGCCGACTGCATCTGGGAGACTGCGGAGGGCGCGCTCACCGACGTCGACACCGAGATCGTGTGGTGCGTGTTTGGCAACCCGACCCGCAACACGGGTAGGTTCCGCGACTGCTTCGGCCGCTTTCGCGATCTGTGGAACGTCGAGACCATCGACGCGCGCGACGTGCCGGGCAACGCCAACCGCAAGCTGCACGACGAGTGGGTCCGGATCTACGGCGAGGACTCGGACTTCGTGCGGGTGCGCGTGCGCGGCGTCTTCCCGCGCGCCGGCTCGATGCAGTTCATCCCCGGCGACATCGTCGACGAGGCGCAGTTGCGCGAGGTTTCGACCAACGTCTTCGACCCGCTGATCATCGGCGTCGACGTTGCCCGCTACGGCTCCGACCAGTCGGTGATCTACATCCGCCAGGGCCGCGACGGCCGCACCCGCGAGATCATCAAGCTGCGCGGCGTCGACACCATGACGGTGGCCGGACGCGTCGCCGAGACCTTCAACGAGACCAACGCCGACGCGGTGTTCGTCGACGGAACGGGGGTGGGCGGCGGAGTGGTGGACCGTCTGCGCCAGCTGGGCGTCCCGGTTCTGGACGTCCAGTTCGGCGCCAAGCCGGACGGGTTGAGGGTGGGCCTCGCCGACGGCGTCTCCTTCGCCAACAAGCGCGCCGAGATCTGGGGCCTGATGCGCGAGTGGTTGAAGACCGGGGCGATCCCAAACGACCCCGAACTGCGCGATCAGCTGATCGGCGTCGAGTACTCCTACACCGGCAATCAGTTCAACGCCATCCAGCTCGAGCGCAAGGAGGACATGAAGAAGCGCGGGCTGGAGAGCCCCGACATCGCCGACGCGCTCGCGCTCACGTTCTCGCTGCCGGTCGTCGCGCACGAGGACAAGGAACTGATGACCAACAACAAGATCGTCACCGAGTGGAATCCCTTCGGCGAGAAGGAGATGGCCGCATGAACGCCCCCGTAGCTCAAGCAGAGCAGCCGTTTGCCAGCGGCGATGGATGCCGGTGCGAGCCCGGCCGGAGGCGCCATGACTGACCTCCACCCGCCGTTCCCGGAACGCACCACCTTGCGCGGCGACCTGGTGCACAAGCCGCCGCCCGGGCTGACCGTGATCGACAACGGTTTTGTCGTCACCGCCGACGGCGAGACCGCGATCTATCAGTTCGTCGGCTACGACAACGCCAACAACATCTACGACGCGAGGTTGAAGCCATGAGCATCTTCGGTGGCGGCGGCGGCGGATCGAGCTCGGAAACCCCGCTTGTCAATCCCTACGCAGCTGCGGCGGCCTCGAGCACACCGACCGCGCCCGCCAACCCGCCAATGTTCGGCGGCCAGCAGTCGAAGAAGAAACCCGCGCAGGCCGGGCAGACCTTCACCCAGGCCAACATCGGCGCGTTGCCCGCGCAGCAACCAAGCAAGACGCTTCTGGGAGTGCCCAGCTGATGCAGGTCCCGATCAGCAAACAGACCGCGCAATCACGCCCCGACGTCCCGGAGCCGTATCTGCTGATGGCCGCCGCCACCATGAACAAGATGGGGCGGCTGACCCCACCCGAAATGACCACCGCGCGACCAGTACCTGGGGGCGGCAATCCGGCCGCCTCCCGCAAGCTTAACCGCGTGAGCGAGCAAACCAACCCGAATGTTAGCCCGAACGCCTAGAACAATCGTCCGCCGCGATCCGGATGAGCAGGACCTGCGCCTGCGCCGGCAAGTGGAAGGACGGCTGCTCGGGCTGCGGGTCAATCGTTACAGCTGGTGGTGCCACTGGCGCGAGCTCGCCGACTACATCCTGCCGCGCCGCTACAAGTGGTTGATCACCGCCAATCAGATGGCGCGCGGCAGTCCGATCAATCAACACATCCTCGATTCGACCGGCACCATCATGGCGTACAAGCTCGCCGCCGGCATGTTGAGCGGCACCGCCAACGCGTCGAAGCCGTGGTTCCGGCTCCGCGTCGGCAACATCGACGCCACCCAGACCGGACCAATCAGTTTGTGGCTCGCCGAAGTCGAGCGCATCCTGATGCTGATCTTTCAGGAGAGCAACTTCTACACCGCCGCCGCCGTGGCGATTCTCGATCTGGTGATCTTCGGCACCTGCGTGATGATCATCTACGAGAACCACGAGAACGTCATCGAGTGCTACAACCCGTGCCTCGGCGAGTTCTATCTGGAGAACTCCTCCACCCTCGAAGCCAACGCCATGTACCGCGAGTTCACGTTCACCGTGAACCAGGTGGTGGAGATGTTCGGCGTCGACAACTGCTCACCGGCGGTGCAGCGGTTGTTTGATGAAGGCGGCGCCTCGCTCACCCGCGAACTTGTTGTTGCTCATGCGATCGAACCTAATGACGACGGCCGCGACGTTGGCATCTCTGAACGCTTCCCCTGGCGCGAGTGCTACTGGGAGTGGGGCGGGTCTGCCAGTCCTCAAGGCGGTTCCTCCTACATGCCCGGATTGCTGCGCAAGTGCGGCTTCTACGAGCAGCCTTTCATGGCAGGCCGGTGGGATCTGGTCTCCAATGACGCGTATGGCCGCAGCCCGGGCATGGACGGCTATCCCGACATCCGCCAGCTCCAGCAAGAGACCAAGCGTCAGGCACAAGGCATCGACAAGCTGGTGAACCCGCCGCTGGTGGCGGACATCCAGATGAAGAACCAGCCCGCCTCGCTGATCCCCGGCGGTATCACCTACGTGCCCGGCTTCGCGCAATCGGGCCGCCCCGGCTTCGCCTCGGTCTACCAGTTCAACCCGATGGTCAAGGAGATGGGCGAGAACATGGCCCTGATCCGCGAGCGCATCAAACAAATCTTCTACATCGACATCCTGCAGATCATTTCCCAGTACCAGACCCGCTCCAACGTCACCGCCGCCGAGATCGACGCCCGGCGCGCGGAGGGATTGTTGATGTTGGGCCCGGTGTTCACCCGCATCAACAAAGAGGTGTTCTCCAAGGCGATCGACCGCACCTTCGGCATCGCCGCGCGCCAGGGCATCCTGCCGCCCGCGCCGCGCGAGATCCAGGGCCAGGGCATCAACATCCGCTACATGTCGATGCTCGAGATCGCGCAGAACGCCGCAGCCGCGGCCGCGATCGAGCGTACCTTCGGCTTCGCCGGCAACCTCGCCGGCGCCGACCCGCAGGTGATGGACGGCCTCGATTTCGACTACGGCCTCGCGCGCTACTCGAGCTTGCTCAACGACGATCCCAAGCTGATCCGCTCGCCGCAGCAGCTCATGCAAATCCGCAACGACCGGCAACGGCAGGCGCAGCAGCAACAGCAGGCCGAGATGGCCGAGAAGCTCGCGCAGGGGGCACAGACACTCAGTCAGACCGACGTCGGTGGGGGCCGCAACGCGCTGCAAGCGATGACGGGAGCACCCGCATGAGCGCCTACGACCCGTCGGATCGCCGCCACGTCAAGATCGCGCAGAAGGCCGCGAAGCAATCCGATCGCAATCGCGAGAACTACACCAAACACGTCATGGCATCCGAGAACGGCCGCGCCTGGATGCTCGATCTCCTCACCACCAGCCACATCTTCGCCTGCTCGCACTCGGGCAACGCGCTGCAAACCGCGTTCAACGAAGGCGAGCGCAACGTCGGCCTGCAGATCCTCAATCTGATCATGCAGGCCTGTCCCGATCAGTACGTAACCATGATGCAGGAACGCAATGCCCGAGACTCAGCAAACGACGCCCGCCGCGCCAACGTCCCCGCCGCCGACGACGCCACCGACGACAACCTCGTCGAGCCCACCGACGTCGCAGACGACGCCAGCGCCACCGGTTGAGACCAAGCCGGAGACGAAGCCCGGCGAGATCCCGCCGCCGCCGCCGTCGATCCTCGGCGACGAACCGGAGGGCGAGACAACTACAACAACAACGGAGGCCGCTCCGGAGAAGTACGACACATTCACTGTGCCTGACGGCTACAAGCTCGACGACGCGGTCGCTGGCGAGTTCAGCGAGATCGCGAAGAAGATGGGCCTGTCGCAGGCACGCGCACAAACACTTGTCGATTTCTACGTCGCGAAGACGCAGGAAACATTCGCCCAGCCTTTCAAGGCGTGGAACGACCTTCAAAAGCAGTGGGCGAGTGAGGCCGAGAGTCACCCCGAACTTCGGGGCAAAATCGTCCAAGTCAAGCAGGAGATGGGCCGGATGCTCACCTCGCTTGGCGATCCGCAGTTGGTCTCAGACTTCCGCAAAGCAATGGTGCTCACAGGCGCGGGAAATCACCCAGCATTCGTCCGCGTCATGGCCAAGCTCACTGCGATGTTTGGTGAAGGAAAGCCCGTGCGCGCAGGAGGACCATCTCCGCACGGTCAGCGAGAGCCCGGCAAGGCGCCGACATCGGCGGCGGCGGCTCTCTATCCCAACCTCCCATCATCAGGATGAGTAGATGGCAACCTTTGGCGCAACCGCGCTCACGTATGCGGATTGGGCGAAGCGCATGGACGACGGTTACCGCGTCGCGGTGATCGTCGAGCTCCTGTCCCAAACAAACGAGATCCTCGAAGACATGCTGGTCATGGAGGGCAACCTCCCGACCGGCCACAAAACCACGGTGCGAACCGGCCTGCCCCAGGCGACCTGGCGCATCCTCAACCAGGGCGTCCCGAACGCCAAGTCGACCACCGCTCAGATTGTTGATACGTGCGGCAATCTGGAGACCTACGCGGTCATCGACAAGGACATCGCCGACCTCAACGGCAACACCGCGGAATTTCGACTGTCGGAAGTGAAGGCCTTCCTCGAGGGCATGTCGCAGCAAGTCGCGCAGACGTTGATCTACGGCAACCAGTTCATCAACCCGGAACGGTTCACCGGATTCGCGCCGCGCTTCTCGACCAAGAACACCGCCAACTCGCAGACCGCCAACAACGTGCTCGACGGCGGCGGCACCTCCAACACCAACACCTCAATCTGGATCACGGTGTGGGGCACCGACACCGGGTTCGCCACCTTCCCCAAGGGCAAGATCACCGGCCTGCAGCACCGCGACATGGGCGAGTGGCCGGTGGCCGACACGGCGGGCAACACCTATCAGGCCTACCGCGACCACTTCAAATGGGAGATCGGGTTCGTGTTGCGCGACTGGCGCTACACGGTGCGAATCCCCAACATCGACATCACGCAGTTGACCGGCGTCTCGGCCGCCAACCTGATCAACTTGCTGGTGCGCGGTCTCTACAAACTGCCGACGCAGCCGGTCTCCGCCGGCTCGGTGCAGAGCTCCGACACGCCGGAAATCCGCGCCAACATGGGGCGCACGGTCATCTACTGCAACCGTGTCATCCGCACCTACCTCGACCTGCAGGCGATGAACAAGACCAACGTCCTGCTCCGCATCGAGGAGTTCGACGGCAAGCCGGTCACGACCTTCCGGGGCATCCCGATCCGGACCTGTGACGCGATCATCAACAGCGAAGCCCAAGTGGTCTGAAAGGAGGCCACCATGATCCTTGACAGACTGACCACTTTCACTGGCACGCCGCCCTCGTTCGTCGACGCGGTGACCACCACGGCGGACGCGACCAACATCATCGACCTGGGCCTCGTTGGCCTGCCGTCGTTCGCCCAAGGCGGCGGCGCCCGCGACATCGCCATCGGCGACGATCCGATGCTCAAGTTGCTGATCGAGGTCACGACCGCGTTCAACACCTCGGCCAACACCCTGACGTGCTCGCTCTCCGGCGCCCCCGACAACGGCTCGGGCGTGCCGGGAGCGTTCACCACCATGTGGACCGGCCCGGCGGTCGCGGGCTCGGCGATGACCACGGCGGGCGTCTACCTCGCCAACGTCGACGTGCCGCGTCCCATCCCCGGCCAGCCCATGCCGCGCTTCCTCAAGGTGACGTTCACCTGCTCGGGCGCGCTCGCGGCGGGCTCGGTCTATGCCGGCATCGTCATCGACCGCTTCGACCAAGTCGTCGGGCAAATCCCCGGCGGTGGCACCGCGCTCGGCGGTTACGTCCCCGGCATCACGGTCCCGAACTGACATGAAGAAACTCCTCTATGGAGCATGGGCTGGGGCGTGCGGTTTGGCCGCCCTGGCCATGATCGTGGCAAGCGTCATCAACGCGCTTGCCCAGCCGGTCACGTTCAACAACTTGAGCGGCAACGAATGCTGGCCCGCCGGCCTCGGTCCCGGCGGCCCGGCCGCCTACCTGTGCAGCGGCATCGTGCGCAACGGCACGGCGATGACGCTGTTCTCCGGCTCGGGTGCCGTCGTCACGACCACGACGACGGCGCAGTCGACGCTCTACTGGGTTGGCACCGCGCCAACGACCTGGGCCATCACGCTGCCGCCGTCGCCGTTCGACGGCGAGGTCATCACCGTCGCCACCAACACCACCTTGACCACCCTCGTCACGGTGACCCCGGCGTCGGGAACCACGCTCGACGGCACCTTCAACAACCAGACCATCACCGCCAACACGTCCGCCGAGTTCCAGTTCAGCTTCGGCACCCTCAAATGGTATCGCCTGCGATGAAACGGTTCTTCCTCCCAGGACTGCTGGCCCTCGCCCTCTTGCTGGGGCCAGCCTCTTTCGCCCGGGCGCAGGGCGTCGGCGGCCAGCCGATCAACTGCAACAACTGGGCGCAAGGCTCAATCGCCGCCGGCACCACCAAGATCGTCTCCGGCGTCGTCGGCAAGATCATCAACATCTGCGGCTTCGTGTTCTCCTCGACCGGCGCCGCCACCGGCCAGCTCGTCTATGGCACCGGCGCGAACTGCGCCTCCAACCAAGTCGCCGTCACGCCGGTGTGGAACGTCACCGGGAGCCAGCCGACCGGCATGCTCAACGGCAACGCCACCTACGCGGTGCCGCAAC